CATTATATATAATAACAATAATATTTCTTAATTTTATAGTATTTTTGTACATATTTTTAAAAATACTATAATTTTATATATAAAATTAAATTAATTATTATAATTACATAAAGATTAAAAAATAGTATATGTTATAAATGTCAGTGTTTTACAGCACAAATAAGACTTTGGTGGATTTAATCGTGAATAATGATTTTGATAATTTATTAATTGAGTTATCAAAAACAAATGCAACACAAGAATCAGTATTGATTGAAATATTGCCTTCTTTATTAGAAAAAATTGGTGATTATAAACTTTCTGAAAAAGCAACTCAATGTGGAGAAATAATCATTTCAAAAATGAATCCATTTGCTATGAAAGCATATATGAATATTTTATATGAAGGATTAACATCCTTAAAATGGCAAATTAAAAAAGCATCGTTAATATTACTTGGTTCATTAGCTAAGCATCAAAAGGAAATTGTTAAATTTAATTTGCCAAATATGATACTTGAATTAATTACTATTGCTGGTGACGTAAAAAGAGAAGTAAAAGAACAAACAAGAATTTGTTTTCAAGAATTATGTTCAGTCATTGATAATGTAGATATTATTAATATTATACCTGATGTTATAAAAGGTTATATGGAACCAGTAAAATATACTGAAGCATCACTGGATAGCTTAGTAGCCACAAGTTTTATTAATGATGTAGATATGTCAACACTTGGTCTTTTAGTACCTGTTTTAACTAGAGGTATGCGTGAAAAAAAAGTAGCAATACAACGTAGAGCAGCTTTAGTTATTGGAAATATGTGTAAATTGGTAAATGATCCAAGAACTGCATATGAATTTTATCCAATATTAAAACCAGTGTTAGAAAAAGGTATTGATGAGATTGCTGTAGAAGAAGTAAGAAAAGTATGTGAAAATTCATTAAATGTGTTACAAAGAGTATCAAGTGAAGCAACAACTATAAGTGATAACGTATTAACCTTGGTTGAATTAAAAGAATTAATAAAAGAAAAATGTAATTCGAATTTAAATAATGAGCTATCTGATAATCAAGTTAATTTAATTGCACTTTGTTGTCATGGCTTAGTTTCTTCTAATAACCGTAAATTTGAAGACTGGAATGCTTGTATATATGATTATGTAAAACCACTCTGGAGAGAAGATAATATTGAAGAAGTAATAAATCAAATATACGAAAAGGGAGTAGAAAATCTAACGCTGGATAAAGTAGATCCAGAAGATGAAGAAGAAGATTTATGTAATGCGCAATTTTCATTGGCTTATGGTACAAGAGTATTGTTACATCAAACACCTTTTAGAGTAAAAATTGGAAGAAGATATGGCTTAGTAGGACCAAATGGTGCTGGTAAATCAACATTAATGAAATCGATTGCTGGTGGTAATCTTGAAGGATTTCCTACTGATTTAATTACTATTTATGTTGAATGTGAAATTATTGGTGAAAAAGCAGACATGACAGTACTTGAATATATAATGACAGATAAAAAAGTAATAAAACATGGTTGTAAGGAAGAACAAGTAAAAGAAATGTTAACTTCTATGGGCTTTGGCGTATCAAGAACCGCTGCAGCGATTGATGCAGGTGTATCAACATTATCTGGTGGCTGGAGAATGAAATTGGCATTGTCACGTGCTATGTTGTTAGAACCAGATATGTTATTGTTAGACGAGCCTACAAATCATTTGGATCAATTTGCTGTAAAATGGTTAACCGAATATATTCAAAATCTTAAAAAATGTACATCATTAGTTGTTTCACATGATACTACATTCTTAGATAATGTATGTACAAATATTATTCACTATGAAAATTTAAAATTAAAATCGTATAAAGGAAATTTATCAGATTTTGTAAAACAAAAACCAGAAGCAAAAGCCTATTATGAATTATCATCTGATACAACATCATTTAGTTTTCCAGAACCTGGACCATTAGAAGGAGTAAAGTCTTTAACAAAAGCAGTGTTAAGAACAAAAGGAATTCATTTTCAATATCCTACAGCCCCATTACCACAATTGATTGATGTAACAATTCAATGTTCTTTAGCCTCACGTGTTGCTGTTGTCGGTGTAAATGGTGCTGGTAAATCAACATTGGTAAAATTAATGGTAGGTGAATTAGAACCAGATCAAGGAACCATTGAAAAACATCCTAATTTACGTGTAGCATATGTTGCTCAACATGCTTTTGCACATATTGAAGATCATCTTGAAAAAACACCAGTTGAATATGTTATGTGGAGATATAGAGGAGGTATTGATAAAGAAATGACACAAAAAGATTCAGTCACAATGACAGACGAAGAAGTTAAAGCAATTCGTAAAAAAGCTCAAGAGGAAAAAACAGGAATAGTTGAAGAAATTAAAGCACGTAGAACAGGAAAACGTGAACATGAATATGAAGTTATATGGGAAGGTGTTGGTCGTGAAGATAGCTGGCATAGTCGAACAGAATTATTGCAAATGGGATACAAAAAAATGTTAGATGAAAAGGATGAACAAATTGCTATGGAGTCAATGCTTGGTCAAAGAAAATTAACAACAGGTGAAATTCAAAAACATTTTGATGGGTTCGGGTTAGAACCAGAATTTGCACAACATACACGTATGAATGCTTTATCAGGTGGTCAAAAAGTAAAGGTTGTATTAGGTGCAGGTTTATGGAATTTACCTCATATTGTTATTCTTGATGAACCTACTAACTTTTTAGATAGAGATTCATTGGGTGCATTAGCAACAGCAATTAAAGAATTCAAAGGAGGTCTTTTTATGATTTCACACAATGCTGAATTCTATGAAGCCTTATGTCCTGAAAAATGGATATTAGAATCAGGAAGATTAACAGTGATGGGTGCAGAATGGATGGAAGAAGTAGAAAAAGCACGTAAAAAAGCCGAAAAATTAGCGAAAAAAACATTAAGCTTTGATAAAGCAAATGCAGAAGCAAAAGTAGATGCATTAGGAAATATAATTGAAGAAAATGTAGATAATACAAAAGATATGTCAGATAAAGAAAAAAAGAAAGAAATTAAAAATATTCAAAAGCAAATTAAAGATGGAAAGAAAAAAGGTACTTTGAGTGAAGAACAAATTATGGATTTAGAAGCAAAAATAGATATATTAAAAGGTGAAGATGCTTAATAAAAAATTATTTTAAAATATTTATTATTTAAAATAATTTAACATAACACTTCCAAGTCTTTGACTTTCCAATATTCGTTAGCACCATTAGGTAATGGTCTTTTGATGATAAATGGAATTTTCTTTTGCTCTAATTCCATATTTGCAATCAAATAAGAATCGATTATTGATTTATCAATTTCAACCAATGGTAAACTGCCGTTTTCTATTTGCTTTGCGCGTAATCCCAATATTCTAGCTTTTTCATATTTTGTTAAAATAGGAATTGTTTTATGTAGTTTATCGTCAATACCATATGCATTTGATGAAGCAATTTTACTAAGTGTTTCTATTTCATCATAATTATTTTGCAATAAATTTGTATGATGTTCTAAAATATAATCTTGTTTCAACTCACTATCAAATTTTTCATAATAACTATCATCATAATCACTATCGTCCTCTTCATCAGAAATGTCAAATTTTACATCACCGATATTCATTGTATTTGTATTAATAGATTCTGCTTTATTATTATCATCATCATATATTTCTACTTCTTCATTTTCTTCATCTAGTTCTTCATCTTCTAATTCATCATCTTCATCAACACCATCAATAACTTCATCATCTTCATCTCCATCATCTACGATTGATAATTTAATTGGTTTTTCTTTCTTTTTTACAGTTATTTTATTGGTTACATCTTCTATTAATTCATCATTTTCTTCATCAAAATCATTATCGATACTTTCAACTTCAGATAAATATTCTTCATTAGGACTATCCATATTATATATTTATATACAAATACTTTATATAATATTTCAATTTTATTCTAATTATTAGAAATATCACTTTTCCATACCATATCACACAATGTACACATGTAAATATATTTCATTTTATTTTCATCATATCTAATATATACAATATCAGTTTTATCAGGATTATCTTTTGACTCGCAATCAGCATTAGGACATTTTATATAATTCACTTTTGGTAACGTAGGATCAAATTTAGTATATTTATTAACAATATCATCAAAATTACTCTTTTCTTTATTTAAATTAGATGATGTAATAGATAGAGTTTCTTCTACTGACATTTCTGATGTATTACCACATTTTCTACAATAATACATTAATTCATCTGAATCTTCTGAATGTATTTGTATGTAATACATATTATCGCATTTAATACAGAATCTCATTTTATTTAATATAGTTATTACTTTTTTTTTATTTCAATTTTTATATTAATAATTTATGCTTAATTAAATCATATTTATTTATTAATTGTTGTAAATTAATTTTAATATTCATACTATAAACATTTGTAGATCTAGTAATATCAGATTCATCATTATATTTATTTTTCATATTTTCTAAAATATCTTCAATAAATTTGTTATTTTTTTTAAAACAACTTTTCATTTCATTTTCAAAAACTTTGAAAGAATTTTCAATATTCGTTAATTCTACCATATCTAACACACTAAAATTTAAATTATAATAAGAAATTATTTCATTATATGGTCTATTATCCCGATGACTTAATGTAATTCCAGGTTCATTAAGTAAAGGATTTTTATTCATAACACTACACATCGTAAGTAATATACTTGATAGTGTTTGACAACTAGTCCACTGTTCACCCCTCCAAGTATTTAATATCGATAAACATACTTTACCTGTTCTGTAAAAATTGGGATGAAATCTTATATTATATGGGTTTTTTTGAAATGTAACTACAGGTGGACTATATGGATAGTTTTTAGAAAATGCTATTTTAAAAAAATAATATCCGTATTGATACGGTGTTTCCGAAGGACCAACAATCATTGCATAACCTAGTAAAAGATTATCATCATCATGTTTGTAATATATACCATGTTCAGTTAAAGGATTTTTCATAATTTCTTTCACATCTGACAATATCCGTTGCATTGTATCTTTTGAAATAAAAATATTTTCCATTTAATTAATTTATAATTAAATTTTTAAATATTATTATTTAAGATTATTAAAACTCATAATTAAGAAATAATATATAGTTAGTAATAATTTTAATTTTGTTACTAATTATAATGAGAAAATAATTTTATATTTATATAATATTTCAAATCTTAATATAATATTTTAGGTTTAAATTTTTTAAAAAAAATATTTGCTTTTATACTATTTATGGTAATAACTATTAACAAAATTAATAGAAAATATATATTAGAAAATTGATTTAGTAATATATATTATATAATATATATGAATAGAACATCAATGAAAAAGAATGCATATAATGACTTTATAAAGAGTCATACAATATCTAAAAATAACAAAGATACTATTGTTCCTACCCATACAAGTATTAAAGGAGGTACATATTATATTTCTGATGAAGATATTGATTCTTTTTACAAGTTATATTATGACTTTGTTTTTGTAAAAGGAAACAAAGAATATTTGGTTGAGAGACAATTAAAATCAGATGATGCTCCGATATTAATTGATATGGATTTCAGATATAAACCAAATATTACAAACCGTCAACATTCTGAAGAAGATATACATGTGCTTTTACAATTATATTTTGATGTTATAAAAGAATTATTAATTTTAAATAATGAACATGATATTCCAGTATATATATTCGAAAAACCAAATGTTAATATACAAAAAGACCATGCTGACACTAAAGATGGTATTCATATTTACATTGGAATTAAGATGCCTCATACATTACAATTAATTTTAAGAGAAAAAATAATTGCAAAAATAGATGAATATTTAAATTTGCCTATTAATAATACATGGGAAGAAGTATTTGATTTAAGTATTTCACGTGGTTCAACTGGATGGCAGTTATATGGTTCAAGGAAACCAGATAATGATGCATATGTATTAAAATATTATTATTTAATTCAATATGATGATACAGATGAAACGTGTAAATTCGTAGAAGAACCAGTTGACGGTTTTATAAATAGTTATGAAAAATTAAAATTAGTTTCTGCAAGAAATAGTAACTGTATCTTATTTGAATCAACACAATTTTCAAAAAATAAAATAGAAGAAAAAAATAATGAAAAAAAAAAATTATCTATGAAAGGAATCAAAAGATATAATTATTCAATGGGTGTTAATCTAAATATACGAAATCAACAACAACTTGATAAAGAAATTGAGACTTTCTTTCATGAAGATAATTTGCGTTCAACTGATTATCATTTAAAAGAAGTACATCAATATACCATGATTTTACCCCCTGAATTCAGTGATATTTATGATTATTGGATAAAAGTAGGATGGGCTCTTAAAAATACAGATGAACGATTATTTTTAACATGGATTAAATTCAGTTCAAAGTCAAGAAAATTCAAGTATTCTGACATAGCAACTCGATATGATGAATGGCAACGATTTGATCAAGGTACACATTGTCTTTCTTCAAGGTCAATTGAATATTGGGTAAAAAACTATTGGGATAGAAAAGAAAAGGAAGATAGTGTCGAAAACGAGTATACAAAAATTCAAAAAAGTACTATTAATTATTATGTAGAACAAACAATCAATGAACGACAAACAGATTTTGATTTCGCGAAAGTATTGAAACAAATGTTTGGAAATCAGTTTGTATGTATCGCCTATAAAAACAATTTATGGTATGAATATAAACAACATAGTTGGAGAGAAATGGAATGTGGCGTTCAACTAAATTATTTAATTTCAACTGATATGCATGACGTATATCAAGATAAGATAATTGCTTGTACAGGACAATTTAATGCGTATGACCAAGAAGATGATTTTTGGAATGAAACTGAAAAGAAAGTAAACACAATGTCTCAAATTTGTACACGATTAAAAGATAATGATAAAAAAAATAAAATCATGAAAGAAGCTAGAATACTATTTTATGATAAAAAGTTTGTTGAAAAAATGGATGCAAACCCTTATTTATTAGGCTTTGAAAATGGAATAGTTGATTTTAAAGAAAAATGTTTTCGTAATGGCTTACCAGATGATTATGTTAGTAAAAGTACAAAAATAAATTATATACCATTAGATGAAATTAAAAAATGTCCTGAAAAATCAAAATATATTGAGCAAATAAATACATTCATGAAACAATTATTTCCTGATGAAAATTTGTGTAAATATATTTGGGATTTACTTGCTTCATGTCTAATTGGTATTAACTATAATCAAACATTCAATATATTTATGGGTATTGGTAGTAATGGAAAATCATTATTGTTAAAAATAATGAGAAATATATTAGGAGAATATTATGAATTATTGCCTTTATCTTATATTACACAAAAACGAACAAGTGTTGGTTCTACATCTTCTGAGATTGCAAAATTACAGGGTGTACGATTAACAGGTACAAATGAATCAAGTGAAAATGATAAATTTAATGAAGGTGTTATTAAAGAGTTAACTGGTGGTGATCCAATACAGGCTCGTGCATTATGGAAAGATAGTATTACATTTACGCCTCAGTGTAAAGTAATTCTTGCAACAAATAATCTTCCAGAAATCACAGCTACAGACGAAGGAACATGGCGAAGAATACGTAAAATACCATTTGAATCACGATTTGTTGACAATCCAGTTGATAATGATCCTATGTATCCATATCAATTTAAAAAAGATATGACACTTGAATCAAAAATAAATGACTGGACAGAAACATTTATCTCTATATTAGTGGACATTGCATATAAAACAAATGGTGTTGTAAAAGATTGTGACAAGGTAATTGCATCAAGTAAAGAATATCGTTCTGGTCAAGATGTTATTATTAAATTTATTACAGAGAAAGTGAAACCATGTGATGGTAAAAAGATTCAAAAAGGAGCTATTACAGAAGAATATAATCAGTGGTTCAGGAGCAATTTTGGTAAAAGACCTCCAAAGATGGCAAAATTATTTGATGCAATGGACCAAAAATATGGTAAGTTTGAAACATATAAATGTTGGAAGAACGTAGAATTAATATACGACGACGATGATGATGAAGAAGATTTTAACGATTAAATTCATATATAATATATTTTAACTATATATGAGTTCGAATAATAGTCCTTTAACAACACCAATATCTAGTCCAAAAGTTGTGGGTAAAAAGGATATTAATGAAAAAAATATTATACCAATTGAAAAAGATATTGTATTTAATGAGAAAAAAAAAGAAAATGAATTTGAAAATAAAAACTTAAAATTTATAAATAATGTAAATCTGTATTTTAAAACACTTCCTCTTTGGACTTTTTTAATACCATTTTTATTTCATTTTTTATCTACCTATTATTTATTATATTGTGAACCTCATAATCATACACATAAAGAACCATTATATGATATATTAATTGATAATATACCTAATTTTTCAGAATATCATTATTTAGTTGATATTATTTTACTAATATTAGTTATTCCATATTTTATTAATTTCAATATGAAAAATATTATTAGTATTTTTAAATATTTTTCAATTATCATCTTTTTAAGAGCAATAACCACAGTAGTTACTATATTACCAGCTTGTAAATCACAAATATGTAAAAAACGAGTAGATATACTTGATTTTTTTAAAGGACATTGTAATGACAAAATATTTAGTGGTCATACTGCAGTTTCTCTTATTATGATTTATGTCTTGTACAATAATAATGTAATCAACAAAAAATGGTTTCCATTTTTTTTAATTATACAAATATTTATTGCATTTTCTTTAATAATTACAAGAGGTCATTACACAATTGATGTGTTACTATCTTATTTTATTACAGGAACAGTATTACTAATAATTAGTGATTTATAATATTAAATAAAGTGTTTCCAAAAATCTTTTTTAAATAAAGCAATTGCTTTAAAATTAACGGTTAATTGACCTACTGCACAATATTCCATAAATCTTCTAAATTTATAAGAGTCAAATGCTTTTTTAATGTTTTCTAGATGTTCTTTATCATCCACAATAGCATAAGCAAAGCAAGTTAATCCATATTTTCCATCATAATCTATTACAGAGCCAATAGATTTAATACGACCATTACTCCACATTAATTTGGGTACACCAATATGACCTAAATTTTTACTAGTGTATTTCTTTTTTACTTCACAATCATGAGTAATTGTATATACACATGGATGTATGTGAGTTTCTGATTCATATTCAGACATCCATTCTTTTCTAGGATCGTAAAATGAATAACTATGCATTACCTCGCATAACTCATCTTCGGAATTTCCTAATAATTCTTGAAATAATTCAAAGTCTCCATTAGGAATAATATCCAACTTACGAACATCAATAATCATTTCTTTATTGTCTTCAAATAATATTGTTGTTTTATCATAATTATTTGATTTCTCTAATATATACCAATCGTAACGAGTCTCTGCGTTAAATGTTTTTAATCCATCTGATTCATTATGAATTTCTAAATATTTTAAATTGTTATTAAATATTTCTTTTTGTAAATATTTAAATTTACCATCTACATTACGCCATCCAGAAGGATGAACATAACATAAAACTCCATTTGTATTTAAATTATCAATTCCGTATTTTACAAACTTGTCCCACAAAGTACCATTGGATGAACCTTTTGGATCTTGATAAGGTGGATTGTTAATAATAATATCAAATCCATTAATATTCCATTTTTCATTGATATTTAATTGTAATGTATCTCCAATATAACAATTCAGATTATATTTTTCTTCAGGATCAATTAGTAACTTGCAAATATGAATATTCAAAGGATTAATATCTGCAAAATATAAATGCTTAGTAACAATTTCTTCATATCTTTTTTCTTCATTTTTTATTTTATCACGCATATGAAACATTAACTTATTAATAATATCTAAAACAAATGCTCCTTTGCCACAACAAGGCTCAAGTACTTTAACATTTTCTAATTTCCATGTTTCTTCAGGAATTTTATTAATCATATCTGCGCGTAGAAAGTAAGGAGTAGATATTTCTGCATTATTTTTTCTTTCCAATTCTTGTGGAGTAAAATACTTATCAATAATTTTAGAAAACTCATTCTTATCTTTTAAATTTTTGTAAAATAATTCTTTAATGTAATGAATTAAATTTGATGTTTCATTATCATTTTCTAAGTAATCAATTAATATATTTATTACCATTTCAACTTGTTCATTTGTAATTTTATTTCCCCAATACAAACGAACTTGATTATTCAAAATCATAGTTAATTCTTCATTTTTGCGCACTTCTAAGTTCATTTCTTTTAGTGTCGATACATTTTTCATTCGAATAGTTAAAATAATATGAATAACTGTAATAGGAATCAATATATCAAATGGATTAATTACTGATTGTTCTTCAACACTACTTACTTTATCTGAAGAATCTTCATTATTATTTAACAAATAAGTTTTTTTTCCACCTTTTATTATACCATTATTTATATTTTCCTGTTCTTGTTCTTGTTTTATTGTTATCATCTTTTTCTTATTTTTTAATATTTTAACATTTTTAAAGATTGAATTAAATAATACAAAAGTACCATTTACAAAATCTGACTCTTTTATTTCTATAGAATCAAATGTATTGTGTAATGTATCATAAAAATTATTAGTTGAATAATATTCGTAAATATCATCACTATATTCTTCTAATAAATCTTCACCAAATTTAGCATCCCATTGATCTATGTTAAAACAAATAATACGATTTTTCAATAAATACTTTATTACTTCAGTTGGATGTCCTTTAATTCCAATACTATTTCCATAAGATATCATTTCCTTTATGCAACGATGAATATTTAAATCAAATACAAATCCAGCTTTTTTGTTTTCTGCATCTGATAAACAACGATTTTTCTTTTGATGATAACTGTCACTATTTTTTGATGAATTATCTAACAAAATAACTATATCACAACTAGGTAATGTAATACCTAAATGACCTTGTTTACCAGTTAATACAATGATTCCTTTTTTCTTTTTCATTTTACATTCTCTTGTTGCATCAGAAATGCGTTTTTTAATTCCTTCATTTGAAACAATTGTATTGGTACAAATAATCAAATAATTATGAATTTTATTATTAACAATATTGTGTTTCTCTAATAACTCTTTATGTGCTAATGATGTTTTATGAATATTATTATTTGATAAAAATACTAATATTATCATAGGCTCTTCGGTATTTCCTATAGTTCTTGAATTCAATGTTTGACAAGTATTTTTGTATCGTTCCATAAAACAATTTTCATAGTCAGAATCTAATATAGAATCTTCGTCATACTTTCCAAAAATACTATACCACATATCGCATACTGCTTGTGGATTTTGAAATTCAGCTCTTTTTTCAATTGTATTATCACTATGATATTGTACAAGTAACTGTAGACCTTCAATTGACCATCCATATCCATCTGCTTTATTTTTAGTTTTTTCAATAATTTTTGATTTCTTTTCTTTTTTAATATCATGTGTAAATGTAATCAATTCAGGAAAACTATTATATAATTCTTCGATTGTTCTATATGAATAATTTTTAAGTATATTTTCAAATATTGGACCTTTTCTTTTAATCAATTCATTTCTTTTTTCTTCATCACTAATTTGCTGGCAAAACTTGTTATCTTGTGTTGTCCAATAAATACAATGATTTTTTTTAATATTATAAAATTTTATTACTTTATCAGCAGTACCTGTAGTATGAATAGTAGGAGCATTATTACCATATGTAGTTAATACCTTTTTTGACATGGAAGTTGATAGCCCAAAATGTGTTTCATCTGTAATACGTAAGTCAAAATGAATATTTTTTAACCATAAAATAGTATTTATTTTTTCCTCATTTTCTTTATTTTTTAAAAACTGAACAGAACAAAATATTATATTTTTATTTTTTAATTTTGGCTTTGGATTATTTTTATTATATTCACCATCTAAAGTAATTATTTCAAACTCAGATAAATTAAGATTATTTTCAAATACATGCATCCACTTATTTCTATCTTTTGTAGTTTCATTTGGAATACTTGTTATAAATAAATAATTAACTTTCGGCTTATTTAAAATCAAATTATATTCATGAAATAATCCAGCTGCCATATAACTTTTTCCAAGTCTCATTCCGACATACCAGACAATATGCTTTGCATTTTCTTCTTTCAAAAAATGAATTGTTTGATTAATAACATAATCTCCATGCAAACGTTGATTTACTATTATTTTTTCATTATTTTCATCCCAATTTTTCACTGAAGATGGAGTAATTTTATTATTTCGCATATTTTTTAGTGCATCATTTAAATCATTCCAATCAAGAATTTCACAATCACGCGCTGCTTCTTTCAATAGTTCACTAGTTTTATTTGCTCTATTTATTTTTTCAGTAGTTATTTTTCTATTAGGTACCAAAAGATATGTGTCTACTTTATTATTATCTTCATTGTATTTTTTTGCATAAAAATGAATTTTTTCAATATCTAATTCGCCAATATTTTCATTTTTATAATATTTTGCAGAACAAGCTATATAATGATTACTATTATGTTTATTAATTAATGTAAAATCAGAAGAATCAGAACCAGCACATATAGAACGTTCTTCACCATTATTAAAATATAAATCTTTATAAATATTTTTCATAGGAGCTATATCTCTCAAATTAAAATTTCCAGTACAGGGTGTAAATTCTTGTAATTTTTCAATTAATCCTAATGAACCAAAAATAATAAATAAAGCTTCGTGTATTCTACATTTCATTTTATCTTCGTCAGAAAACATATTCATAAATTCAAATATATTTCCCTGAAAATTATATAATGATTCGTGCAATTTTTTCATTGTTTTTAAATTATTACTATTGACATAAGAATTTGTATTATTTTCTAATTCTTTTATCTTTTCACTATATTCTTGCATTTTTTGTAATACATTTTCACATGGATTTTTACGATTCATATGTGAATCAAAATGAGATTTCTGAGAAAAATTTTTACCACAGCGCTTGCAAGAATATTTAGAGACACTTGACATTTTTATATATACTAATAAAGATTATTTAAATCAATTTTCTACCAAACATTAATTAAAATATATTTTAACAGATTAAGTTAAACTATATTTATAATATAGGTTAGTAATTATATGTCATAGTACACATCTTTTGGTAAATTAAAATAAATTAAATTGAATAAATACATCACATATTTCATAATAATATAATACCAAATATAAGGATATGCTAAAAATACAAGAACTAAAACAATATTTGAACCTTTTGTATACGCACCATTTATTACAAATAATACTAGATAAATAATTAAAAGAAGAACATATAATCGTGTAAACATATTTGAATACCATTGAATATTATATTTTTCATTTAATTCGTAATAACTTTTTCTTGCATCCAATTCTTTTTCCGTAGTAGAATCATATAATTTTTTTTGAAATACTTTATTTCCTTCACTAACATTTATTAAATAATTATTTAAATGATTATTATATAAATTATATTTTTGTTTAAAATCATCTATTGATTCATTAGTGCTTTTAGCTTGTTCAAAATTTTCTTCAAATAATTTTCTTATTGTTTTGTTAATTCTTTTTGTTAATTCACGTTCATATAAATCTTGATAATAAGGTTCACCATTCTTGAAAATAATATATTTTTTTTTTGCGCTTTTCAAATTTTCAGGTGCACTTTGATAATTATAAAGCGAACGTTGATATTTTTCCTCCAACGTTTTTAATTTTTTTTGTCTTTGACATTCTGCATCACAAACAGTATTATTTATTTTTTCACGAACAAAAGTATTTCTATTGCTTGCTTCTTGCATTGTACCAGCTGTTGGATAAACATCACCACTAAAGAAACTACAATTATTATTGCTTTTATTTCTTGTAAATCCTGAACATTCTTCTAAATCGTTACAATAACTTCTACATTCATCTCCTGAATCAAATTTTTTTGATTTTATTTCTGTTGAACTAGAAGTTGGTAAAATTCTGAAATCATTATATTTAATATAATTTTGACTAAATGTTGGATTTGATAATTGAGTCTGTTTTTCAACATTATAACTAGGAAATCGTCCTTCTTTTATACCAAAATTTTGATAATGAGTAAATAAATCACATGTATTTGTACCAAATGCATTTTTTATATCTGGATATTTATTCATATAATAATTAGGATCAAATTCATCTGTATATATTTTAACCACCATAATAACTAGTATATAATGTCATTATTTTTTGATAAAAAAATATTTAATTAATAATATCTTCCAATATATGATTTTATAAAACCACAATTATCTCCTAAAAGAAAACTCTCAATATAATCATCTATTTCAGTTAATATTTTTTGCTTAGAAGTTAATTTCCAATTTATATAAGACTTAACATCGTATATTTTTACGTCAAATATATTTTCATGATAAGCAATAACTGTAGATATTCCTCGTATTTTAATTGAAATAAAATTAATTTTACCATCTTTGTAACTAAAATCAATCAACTTACCAATATGTAAATATGACTTGGAATATTGATAAAAAGAAACTACATTTCCTAAATCTCCATGTAATATCTTTCTATTGTTAAAAAAATTCTTAAAAGTAACAATATTATAAATATCTTCATTTTTTAAGACAGTTTGATTTTGCATATATTATACAACCATATATTCCTCAGTATTAAAGCCTGTTACAATATTATTTGAACTTTGACTTTCTCCAATAAAACTTTCTTTACTAGTAGATACAACTTTACATGTATCTGTAGTTGTATCATATTCTGTTCCGCTACTACAACAAGCTTCTCCAATACATAACCCTAAATCAGGCTCAGGCCATATACCTATTTCTCCTGACGATGAACTAGAACCATCTTCTTTTGGATATGCATATTCATCAAAATTAAAATTACTACGTTTTAATACATCAAAATATGCCAAAAATAATATAAATATTCCAATACCAATCAAAAGAGGACCAACACTATTACTTACACTAGATGGTATTAAATTAATACTTGTTAAATAATTTATTAACATTACTACTAAAAATATAATAATCACTAATATGGTAATATATCCTAAAGCTTCATATTTTTTACTATAATAAGTATTTATTTCAACCATTCTTAACTTATTGTATTTTTCTGCATTTAATATTTGTAATTTTTCCTTCTCTCTATTTAATTCTTTTTCAGCAATAGATACAAGTCTTAATTGATTTTCGTAAGATTTTGTTTCATTTTTACTTTCATTACGTACACTCACTGACATTTCTTTTAAATCTCTGTATAAGTTATCTCTTTTACTGGACAAGTCATTAATTTGATTAATTATATCTTTTTTATCAGTATTATCATTTTCGTCTTTTAAAACAGTGTAAAGTTCTTGTTCTGTATTTTGTAATTCATTTAAATAATTAATCATATTTTCTACTGTTTCCTCTGTATTAACATCAACTGTTTTTTGATTTAATTTTAATTCTTTAATTTTTTTTTCAATTTCAAGCTTTATTTTTTCTCTATTCAGCTCTTCATCATATTTTAAATCTTCATTGCCTTCAATATCAATCCATGATGTCCTATTATTTTTAGCCATAATATACTCTATGGAGAAAATCATTTTTATTTTTATCTCATTTTGTTTCTCATTGTTTCTAAAATATGTATTTCTTTATCCAATACTTCCACTAAAGCACTTCTACTTTCTGATGTAGTCATTCGTGTTATCATATTATTAATAATTTCTTCTCTCTGACCTTTAATTCTCTCCAATCTGTTTTTGTATTCTAAAATATTTGTAAAGTTAATACTTTTTTTAAATGAATGTGCTCTATAGTTAAATTTTTTATTATTATATTGACTTACTTTCAATCTAGTTATATCTTCCATATATTTTAAAGTATTCAAAGAGTCAGATGCGTTTCTATTTTCGCAACTAATTGTACCTAATACATAAGTATATGGATTTTCGATAAAACTATCTTTTAATATACGTGTTAATAAATGTCCACGAAATGGAATATGCTTTGATTTATTACGTAAAGCTCTTATACATTCTTTCCAGGCTAAAATACTTCTATTAATATCTCCATTTTCTGAAATTTCATTATTTCTTACATTTTTTAATTTTTCACTTCCGGCTAAATCAATCAATCTTAATACACTATTCGAACCAAATCGAATTTCTATAATTAAATGACTTCTACTTGATGTATCATTTTCACTTGATACACTCACATGCCTAAAATGTCTTATTGTTTCAATTAAATCTTTGAAATTATCTTTACATACATTTTTCTTTTGTAAATCTGGAATTATATATTGATTATGACCATTATCATATCCATTTACTAAGTTATTATCTGAAAATATATCATATAATTTATTATAGTATAATTGGTAACAAGACATTTTTAAACAAGATGATGATATTGCATTACTAATATTTTTAGTCAAATTATGAAGTGCATATTCAAGTATACCTTTTTCATTATTATAACCTAATAATGTATGTGTTTTACCAGAACCTGTTTGACCATATAAATAAAATGTAGTATTGCGTCCACTTAAAAAATTCAATATTAATTCTTGACCAAAATGATTATATATATCTTCATTCATATAATCAATATCAAATATTCTTGAAAAACGAAAATCGTGTTTATTTAAAACCGGCTTTTGTCTCACATCATATTTTTTTTGAACAAGAGTCACTATTTTTTCATTTTTTTCAACAAATGTTGTTTTTTCTATGAAAGAAGTAGGGGGTTTAATTCTAATATAAACATTCATAATAATATATATATTAGATAATTATTTATTTACATTTTGAACAGGATTGAAATGCAAACATTGTACCAATAATTCCCAAAGTACCTAAAACCAACATACTCATATCCTCCTTTCTTGGATCAAATGGAGTAGTTAATGTTTGAAATGATTCATTGTATACTGCTTGATTATATGTATTTAAATCATCCATGCACGCTGCTTGATTTTCACATTCATTTTTTTCCATAACACTTCCACTTGACGTTGCGGTTCCTGCATTTGCACTTTCATTAGAGTCAGAGGTTCCTGAACCTGAAGTTCTATCAGAAAACCACCAACTAAATAAATTAGGTAATTGATTTTGATTTTTTTTATTTAATGTAGTATCCAAGAAATCATCTTTTTCTCTTGGAGGTTCTAATTCAGCAATCTTCTTTTTTAATATATCTAATTGTCTAAATTTATCTTGAATTAAAAGAGCTTCTCTCTGAGATTCAATATTATTACTTGCATTCTGCATTTTTATATTTTTCATAATATTTGTTATTCTATCAATTATATTTCTCAATTCTTCTTCGAGAGATTTAAGTCTATTTGTATCTATATAATTAGCTAAGCCACATTTCATATTTTTATTATATGTTTCACCTTTTTGATAATTTTCCCATTGTTTACTTGTTATTTCTTTAATTTCTGCACTACATCCTGGATTTGCTAATACTTTTCTTTTTCTTATATAGAGATTTAAATCGTTTACATTAGATGTTTTTGAAGATATAGGATATACATTTTCATTTTTCAACCAATATTGACTTGTTGTTGGATTAAATACAAATCCTGCACATCCTTGTGTATTATTACATATTGCTTTTACTTGTTCTAAAGGAGATATAGCTGATGCACCTGTAATATATCCTGTACGTATATCATTATATTTACTGTCTGTATTTGTATATTCTTTATATTCATTTTCATATCCTTTTAATTCACCTGGTATTTCATGTAATACAGAATTTTCATCTATATAACCAATTTTACCTGCATTTCTCCATCCAACTAAAAATGGATTTCTGTTATTAGGATAAAAGCTATTCATACTCTCATTATTATCAGTTGCATCAGGTATATCTCTATACAATTTACATGTATCATATTCTTGATCACTTTTAATTTTACCAAAAGAAAAACTATTACATTCATTTGATTCTTCACATTTACTCATACATTCACCAAGCGATATTTTATCATACACTGGTGTTGTATCAGATACTTGCTTACCATTTGAAAAATCACCTTTTTTACTTAAAAATTTGGTATTATTTAACATATAAATTGAATTTGCCCAAGGAGCACCTGCAATAAAATCTTTTTTATCAACACATCTATCTTTTGCACCATAAATCACAAAATTACCATCACTTTGCATAAGTGCAATAAATTTACCATTATTTGATGAAATCAATCTATTTGCTTCAAGACTTTGTCCTGGAAGTAAATAATTTTCTTTATATTTATTACCTCCTGCATTTTTTGGTTTCCATTGTTCTACAACCAGCCCACCTGCAGTTGTATTTGAAGTATTTGAACTCCATAAAACTTGTTTGTTTCTACCTCCATTTGGTTTACCTTTATATAAAGTTAGATTTCCGTTATTTTTCATTACCAAATATGTTTCAGCACCTTTTATATGAAAATTCCATGAATTAGTATCACTTCTTGTACCTAATTTTCTTTTAAACCAACAAAAATTACTACTAGTTGACGAATTATAACCAACACATTCGTTATTATCATTACAAAAGTCTCTACAATCTGCATTGCTAATACTTTTAGAAGTTATATCATTTCCTGGAAAATCAGTTTTTGGAAGTGTTATATAACTATCATCATCATTTACTGCTGTGTTTGATTCCCATAGTAAAACATTATCTTTATTTTTAATTGTTATATTTCCATCATATTCTAATGTCAAATAATTTCCTGAATCTGATGTATTTGTTTTTGTATCCCATACATAATCACTTGTTATAGATTTACCGAATGAAGTAGATTTTACTATATCATTACTTAACATACATGCACTTGTACCGTCTGATCTGGTATCTTGTAAACCAAAAAATGTTTTCTTATTATCTATTGCTTTTTGTTTACAATCATCAAATGTCATATAATTTGCACCATCCCAGTCCATTCTTCTACTTCCACTATCTGCAAAGCAACCCAAATAAGTAGGTTGATTGTCCCTAACATTTGGAAACTTATTAACATATACATTTTGTCCTTCTCCACCACAGGACTGTCCTCTTGGCAATGTTCGTATCATAAATTCTTGGGTTCTTTCTCCTGTTAAACTAATAGTTGGATATATTTGATCGCGTTTTGCATTTAAAATTTTCAATTTAGCACCATTTAATCTATTTTGACAACAATCTGGTCTATTATACAATGTAATTCTTGTTATATCATATTCATTTTGTAAATCCAATTCAATCCATTCATTAGAACCTTTCTGTGTATGGTTTGCATTTGGCCATGATTGATTATCATCTTTATTACCATCAACAACATAACTTGGTAGAGCATTCCATCCACTTGAACTAGTTGTAACTTTTGCCCCTCCTTTTTGAACTTTACAAATACATTGTTTTTGTGTTCCAGGTAAAGGATCACCAAAAACACTATTACTACAATTAATAGTTCCTGTATTGTCTCTTTTTTTATGAGGTGATTGAATTAACTCTTCATAAGATACTATATCATTGCTTCTTGTAGTGGCTTTTAAAACTAGTTGTTGCCCCCATCCACCTGAGCTATCTGATCTTGTTACTGTTAATTTATTTCCAGATACAGAAGTTCTAAAAGTATCACGCCAATTAGGATTTTGAGTATTAACTGGTGCAGAACTTACAGTCATATTTTGCTGTGGTAATGTAACTGTTTTACTGTTTGAACCAGAATTACCAACAGTAATATTCATACTATCTCCTTCATTATATTTTTTTCCGTAAAATACGGTACCTGTACAATTAAAAGATTTATTCTCATCTGCTCTCTCATCTTGTATTTCAGTTACCATTTTTGATATATTTTTATCGCCTGAATATACTTCTAATTCTTGAATATGTAAATATTGATTTCTTCCTTCTATTCTAACATATCTACCTTTATTTTTCATAGTAGAAATATCACTACCTGGAATCATTGGACTCATAGAGTTTCCTAAATCAGTAAAATCTTGTTCTATTGTAGTTAATGTATTATCACGTGGACAACCATTTTTTCCAACAACAGATTGATAAGTTACATCATCTGGATATCTTTTAAAATACCCTTTTTCTGTTACATATCCTCTTACACCATCATTTGTCATGACATTTTTTCCATGATAATTATGGGAATCACCAGTTCTTAATAAATATTGGCTAGTTTCATTTGATATATTTACTTTTTCTTCTTGATATTCTTGATATTTCCTATCAAATTCTCGATATAATTTATCTAATTGTTTACTTAATTCACTATTTTCTTTATTAATATCATTAATTCTATCAATAGAATTAAATTGTTGATCACCAAATCCTTCATATATGTTCTTTTTTGCTTTAACAGCTTTACTAAATTGACTTCTAAATAATGGATAAGTTAATAAATCTTCATGCTTAATTTGACTATTATTTTGTTCGAAATTTTCAACTATACTTCCTGTTTTCAATCTATTTTTATTATTCATAAATGTATTTCCTTGTTGTAATGATTGAAAATTTTTATTTTTGATATTATTTGTATTTTTATAATTCTTTACCATATATTATATAAATAATTATTTTAATTTGAAATTTACAGATAATATCAAAACTATAATCATAATTATTGTTAAAAAAAAGTAAACCATTTTATAAATATTTAATTGCTTTGCAGTATTATCTTCTTGACCTGATATTGTTTCAATTTCTTTTACTCTTACATCTACTAATTTTTCCATTTCATCTAAAGGTACTTCTACCTTAATATATTTTCTCATGATTTTATCATAATCCATTATATATATTTTCCTATTATTTTTTTTTATCAGACATTTGGTACATTAATGTACCAAATAAAGAAAGAGCAACTACAACAAGTATAATATATTCATTAAGTTTCATATCCATTTCCATGCGACTACTTTCTTCTTGTCCTGAAATTGTGGTTAACATATTTTTCATTGCTTCATTTCTTCTATTTTTATTTCCCATATTCATTCATTAGAAAAGAATTTTATTTCTTCTTAGTGAAAGACATAATATTTTTTACTAATAATCCACCACCTAATAATATACCAACAATGTAAAAAAGATTTAATCTATATTCTATTGTTTCATCTTCTTTCATTTGTTTGAAAGAATTACTCTCATTGTTTTCGTTTTCTATTTTGCTTCTTAATGTGCTTGTTTTTCTTAATTGTTTATTAATATTATCATCCATACTCATCAATCTTAAATTCAGAATATTATTCACTTTAACAATTTTATTACTTAAATCACTTTGTTCTTTTTTTATAGCGTCTAATTCATAACCACATTTATCATATGCTTCTTTGTAACTACCATCTTCCTCATTTAATTTATATTTGATAAATAATTCCTTTAATTCTCTAACTTTTAAAATAAATCTTCTTCTAATTTCTTTATTTTCTTTTTTCAACTTGTCAGGTGAAACTAAGCCATCATTATTTACACTATTCATAATTAAAGGATTAATAATTCGATTACCTGAATTTACAAAATCTCCCCTTATTAAAGAATTATTTCCATCATTTTCATTTATTTCACTAAATTTACGTTGCTGACTATTAGATACATCAGTTGATACTGACTCTAATGTTGTCTGTAAGTTATTTAGTTTTTGAGATTGGTTAACAAGATCTGTTTTTATATCATTAATCGTATTTTCAGCCGAAGTTAATTGATTTCCAGTACTTCCATTATTTGAACTGGAATTAGAATTAAAAAATGATGAAGAACCAATACTACTACCAACTGTTGAATTTAAATTTGATAATGAAGAGCCAAAATTACTCATTGAATCTGATAAAGTACTCATAATAAATATATATATAATATTTATTATAAATTTTTAAACATTTATACAGCATCTGTAATATTTTGTTTTAATTGCTGTTTTACTATTTCTTTCAATTTCACATATTTGGTCTGGTCGAATTCCAATAAGCTTAGCGACCGGATCAAACCTTGATATTTCAGGTATTTGTGAATTATCTCTAATATTATATTTATTTTTAAATTCAGTTTCTTCAATGTCATTTAATATTTTATGACTTGGAACAAGTTTATGTTCCAATATATTATATTGCAATGCTTTTAATGAAACAATATTAATATACTTACCTTCAGTATCCCACACATGTTTTAAGAATACATTTATTGGTTCGCTATTTGGTAGCTCAGAAATAATTAAAAGATCATCATTATTTGATAATATATTTTCTATGTCATATAGATCTTCTATTATTTCTTCTATTGTATTTTGTCTTAATACCTTTGATTGTTTACCTGTTAATTCAAAATACTTAATATAAATTTTTTTATTATTTTTTTTATTTTCTAATAACATATCCATTTCATTATTCTTCATCATTGCATGAAGTTCATGAGATTTAAAATGTTCATAATCAGATATATCATATCCTAATGTTGATAATATTTTTAATATATTTTGTCTACTAGTATATAGACTGGAAAAGAATGAACTACTTACAGATGAATCATTTGACATAATTTATATATTATTTAATAATATAATTTTAAATTCAATTTTAAATTATATTTATGTTGTTGTTATACTAATTTTTTTTTTACCACCGGGAGATGTTTTAGATTTTGAATCCTCTTCTTTTGTTTCTTCCTCTTGTTCCTCGTCCGATTTTTTTATTTCTTCACCTTGTTCTAATATTGATGCATTTTCTATCATTTGCTTTGAAGAAACTGGCTTATAAGGTTCTGTATCTATAGTTTCTGGTGAAATAGGATTATACGGGCTACTATTTTGCTCAAAATCTGATATTTGTAGATTTTCATTACTTTGTGGAGGTGCATATCCAGGACTATCTTGATATTGAGGAGGCGTATATCCTGTTTCAAAAAATCCATAATCTTCTACATTAGAATATAAGTTATTTGATTCATATTTTTCTGGCTCTTTGCTTTCAGTTTCTTCGTAGGCTTCTTCAGGCGTATCTAGTTGATTTTTACCATATTTATTTATATTTTCAGTTCTTTTTTTAGTTTCTTTATCATTTAATTCTCTCTCCATAATATATCTCTTTCTTCGTACATTAAATCCATATTCTCCAATATTTTCTTCTCCTGTTAGTTTAAATATATTATCACTATAAGACATGCTTGTTAATTGTTCAATATTATCTTCTGTAATAATTCTCATTTGTACATTCATAGATTGTAATTCTTGTATTAATAACTTCAATGTATAGGGTACCTTCACAATACTAAAAGATTTACCATATTTACTAATACTAGTAATTTTGCTTTCTTCACTTATAGGTTCACTATAGTGAATTGGACCATCAACCATAGGACTAAAAAACTGTTTTTTTTGAACATTATAAACTGCAATATTTCCAGATTGATTACAAACAGCCATTTGATAATTATCACCACGAATTGTAAATGATTCTTGAAGAAATTTGGATGCTCCATGAGATATAACACCATCACGTTCCATTTCACCTATTCTTAAACCACCATCATTTGCTCTACCATGAACACTTTGTCTTGTTAATAAAGTAATTGGACCTTTTGCTCTATAATTTATTTTATCTTTTACCATATGTTTCAATCTCATATAATATGTTGGACCAATAAATACACTTCCCGATAATTGTTCCCCAGTCATTCCATTATATAATATTTCATCACCACTATTATGATATCCATAATTAGTCAACATATTCCCAATTATTTCTTCTTTTGGTCCGTTTTTTGTAAAAGTAGTACAATCACCAAATACACCCTTTTCAGCACATAATTTACCTAATATACACTCTGTTAATTGACCAATTGTCATACGTGAAGGAAGAGCATGTGGATTAATAATTAAATCTGGTTTAATTCCGTCAACTGTATATGGCATATCTTCTTCAGGAATAACAAGCCCAATTGTACCTTTTTGACCAGCACGACTTGCCATTTTATCACCTATAGCAGGTATTCTTTCTTCTCTAATTCTTACTTTTGCTATTCTAAATCCATCTTCGTCATTAGATAAAAATACTTTATCTACAAACCCTAATTGACCTTTTTTTGGAAAAACTGAATCATCACGATGTTTATTCTCCATTTCATCATATCTTGTTTTACCAATAACAACTGTTTTATCATCCATTTTTGTATTTACTTTTACTAATCCGTTATTATCTAAATTCTCGTAATGATATGTATCATCTCTTTTTTTTATAGTATTATCTATTTTATAAAATTTACTATCGACCTCTGAACCAGGAACATCTGAACTCTCTTCTCTTGACTCGTACATATTATAATAAGTAGTTCTAAATAAACCTCTATCAATTGCACCTTTATTTACTAAAATGGCATCTTCTACATTATATCCTGTATAACACATAATAGCAACAATAGCATTTACTCCATATGGTAATTCTTCATTATTAATATATTTCATATATCTACTTTTTACCAATGGAATTTGTCCACTATTTAAAATTAATCCAGATTTATCAATTCTATTTTGATAATTTGTATGATACATTGATACAGCTTGCTTACTTTGTCCACATGAAAATAAATTTCTTGTTGGTGGATTATTTTCTGGAAAAATTACTTGATTACCCATAACTCCAAATATTAAAGATGGATGTATTTCAAGATGTGTATATTTTCTTGTTTTTCCTAATATTTTTTCATAGTCAATTGCAATTAATGCACTTTCTGATTCATTTGTATCTACATAATCAATAATTGCTGAATCTTTAATAATATTTTCTAGTGATTTTTTATCTAAGTCATACATTTCACTCACTTCGTATATTTTTCTATAATTAATTACATCAATTAATTTTGTATTAAATCCGCGAGTCAAATTTTCCCACAATATTTTATTTGAAGAATCAATCTTTTTAATTATATCACTAACAAATATGCTAGGAATATTATCATTTGTCATGTAATATAAAGGTCTTGATAATCTACCACTATCTGTAAAAATATGTAATGTATTTTTTTGAATATGAAATGAAATGCTTGTATGAATAGGAATTAATCCAAGTCTACGATGAAGTTTTAATTCATTGATTGCATTAAAAGGTTCAATTATATACCCAACCCATGAACCATTAATAAATACTTTTGTATTTTGATAAATATATTCTGGATAACTTTCTTCCAAATTATATAAATTTACTTTATTTATCATCCATTTTTTTAACATATCACCCGAATAACCAGTACTAATAGTTGCTCCAATAGCCATATACTTATGTAATCCAATATTACCACCATCAGGTGTATCAATAGGATCTATAATTCCCCACTGTGTACTATGTAATAATCGTGGTCCTACAACTTTTGCACTCGCATCTAAAGGTAAATTAATTTTACGTAATTGAGAAATATATGAATTATAGGATAATCTATTTAAATCTTGTATTAATCCTAGTCTTTTTGTGTGAGAACTTGCACCCCAATTACCTTTAAATCCAGTTTTAAAACCTTTTTCAACTATCTTATTCTTAAAGTAATCTCTATAATTATCATTTATCATTTTTATAGTTTTTATATGATTTAAATCTACTTTCTCATTCTTTCCATCTTTATTAATTGTATGATGAAAATAAATATCTTTTTCTATATTTAAAAATATATCTTTCTTTTGTTTATTATAGTATTCACCAAATAATTCATATATTAATGCTCCGGATAATTCAACCCTTTTAAAAGCAAAATTATCTCTATCTGTTGGTTGTTCAATGCCTGTGTATACTTTTAATACTGAAAAAATCATATGGCCTAAATAATAAGCTTTTGAAATAAAATTAAATTCACCAATATTTGGTAAAAAATAATTTATTAAAATATTCATTGCTTGATATGTTGTTTCATATTTCATAAATGAACAAATATATTCAAGTGCTAATTGTTGAGTAAATATTACGCCAGCATCATGTACACTTGGTCTTAATAAATCCAAATAAGATTCATTTTTTTTTAAATCTAATAAACAATAACGCATAATATCTTTATCAGAAATAATTCCTAATGCACGCATTACAATAAAAAATGGTATAGGTTTTCTTACATTTGGTAATTCAACTACAATATTACCATTTGTTTTATCATCAGTTGAAGCTACCATATGGACTTTCAATGTTCTAATAGGCTTAGATGGGTCTTCAGATACCGTTCTAATAATAGCACTATAACTATAATATTCATCTTTTGCGTTTTTTTTTACGTATAACATATTATCTGCAAATTTTTCTTGTGGAACTAAAACTTTCTCTTTACCATCAATAATAAAATAACCACCATTATCATTTCTACATTCCCCCATATAAAATCTTACATCACGATTAAGAGAGTTATATAAACATAATTTAGAATTCATCATAATGGGAAATTTTCCTAATAAAATCTTATTTAAAGATAAATTTTCTACTTTCATTTCGCGTAAAGAATTATCATAAATAAGTATTTCAATATCACAATCATAATGAATCGTAATACCGTAAGTCATATTTCTAAGTCTAGCTTCATTTGGATACATGTAATGTTGATGATTCTCATCAAATATAATTGGTTTTCCATAATATAATTTATTTCCTTCCTTTCCACCAATATAAAAATTTAATACATAATCAAAATCGTCTCTTTTATCATTAAAATTTTTACTAATTGTTATTGGATTATTTTCTTTAATAATTTGAAATATTCCAGTATCAAAAAAATCGTTAAATGATTCTAAATGATGATCTACAAGTAATGTTGGATTATTTGTAAATAAACTATCTATTATTTTCCATGATATAGTATTTGATTTTGAAATTAATTTATCATTATTTTCTTTTGACATTTATACTATATCATGAGTATTTTTATATGAATTTTTAATTAATTATTAATTTATAAAGATGAAAAATTTGAATGTGTTTTTGAATTAAATTGCTCCCATGGCAATGGATTTACTGGTTTATCATATCCATTTAATTCATTATAAGCTGAACCTACTTCATATTTTCCATATCTTAATAAATTAATACCTTGATCTATAAATCCTCCTTTTTGCTTCGACTTTTTATTTTTGTTATTTTTTCGGCTTTTTCTACCTTTTCTGCTTTTCTTATGTTGTAGTGTTTTTCTTTTTTTTCTTCCACCACTCATTAATGAATTTTCTGATTTCATATATTGAAACGGTGTTTCTTTATAAGTATTTAATGGATAATAATTTGAATTAGAACCTCCACTAGGATTTAAACTCATACCAGGTAAATTATCTTGACTGTACGCAGTTCCTTGAAAAGGAGATACAAAATTTGAACCTCCTCTTAACTTTCGTTTTAAAGTAGATTTTCTTCTTTTATTAGCAGTCTTTTTTTTACGAAAAATTCTTTTTTTATATGTTTTTCCCATATAAAATATACATATATAAAAAAAAACAAATATTTATAATTAACTAAAATCTGCACCATCATTTTCATCGATTATTTTATTTAATAATATAAATTTCATTAAATCACAATCTTCATCTTTTTCAACAATAGTATTATATATTTCAAATAATTCATTTATTGTTAATACTGTTCCAATTTGTTTTCTCCATAAAAAAAACATATTAAAGTCTATTCTATTGTCATTATTTTTAATTACATCAAAATGTGTTCTTAAATATCCTTCAAAGCTGTCTTCTTCTATTTCATCTTCACTTTGTGGTGCTGAGGGAATATTTCCATTAAAACTATTTATCATTTGTTGGTCATAAAAATTAACTAAAGATTCAAAATCAATATCTAAAATCTTAATTTCTTTAGGACGTGGTTCATTGTTTGGTTCATTATTTGAATCTTTCAATAAATGAAAATGATTTGATTTTCTAAATATATTTTTGAATCCACAAACTTGTACTATAAAAAATAGTATTATATAATATTTCATAATAATATAATATAATATTTTAATTATTCAATATCAACATGAGTCAACATATGTCTTCTACAACACATTCTATTTAATCTTAATTGATCTAATATTTTACCCTCTATAGTTTTTGCTGTATTCTCTTTAGTTAAATAAATAACAGCATCTTCATCTAAATTATTTTCCTTCTTTTGTCTTCGTGTTTCTTCAACATAATATCTATATTTATCTGCTAAAACTTTTCCACATGTAAAGCACTTTATTGGAATAATCATATTTCTATATTTTATATATTAATATATTTTTAATATCAATTTTATTGTTTAATATTAAATGAATATTTATCACCTTGATAATAATATTCTTTTTGTTCAAATGCGCTATTACCAAATATAGGACCATATGCATCTCCGTGTAAGCAATTTCCGTTTCCTCTTACATCAGGTAATCCTTTTTCTCCACCCCAAATACAACATGTTGTATCCATACATTCTGCAAAATTTTTTGTTTTACATGATTGATTTAATCTAACATTATCTCCACTATATTCAGCACATGTATCATTTACATCAGCATATGGTTTATTACTATTTTCATCTGGTACAAATGTTTCAACAATAATTTCTTCTACTTTTACTGGATTCTTCATAGGATCCATATTAATCTTGTAATATTCAATTGTGTAAATCAATAATAACATTAACATGAGAACAATTAACACTGCAATAAACTTAAATAACATATTATATTAATATATTTTATTTTATTCATCTTTTTTATTTAAATAATTATAAATTAGTACATCTTTTGATGTATTATAAATATCGCCGGCTAGTATAGATTCTTCATATATCTTCTTGATTAAATCTTTCGGTGCATTATTTCCAACTTTCAATAATCCATGAGAGTATAAATAGTTTTTCATTACATGTAACGGCTTAGCACGAAGCATGCTTCTTTCTACTTGAACTCTTGCTCGCAATTCTTTATTTTTAATTAGTACAGAAATTTTTCTTTTTGTTTTATTTTGTCCTAGTTTATATTTACGTTTAATTGTACAATGTCTTTTTTTTGTTAATGTTCTTTTTCTTTTTTTTTTATTTTCATCTTTTATTTTTGGTTTACTAAATATACCAAATTTATCCTTTAAATGATTTAATTTTTCATTTGTTACATCATTATTTTGATTTAAATTATCATCTCTTTTTTTTTGCGTCTTATTTAACCACATACGATATGTAGGCTTTGGACCACCTTTTAATATACCATATGGAGGTTCTGGTAAAATTGGTGTTACTATAGGTATATGTGTAGGACTTAATGGTTCTTTTAAATTTTGAATAGATGTTTGAATTGGTGTTTGAATTGGTGTTTGAATTGGTGTTTGAATTGGTGTTTGA